GCTCCATCAGGATATAAAACTAAGGTTGAAGAAGCCTGGCAAAACTATCTTGAAGAAAGCCTTACATTGTGGGACCCTACCTTACAGAGAATGATTACACGCTACTACAGCAACGATAAGTTGAATATAAAGGAGCCTAAGAAATGACAACAGCACCAGAACCACCAGTGATTGTTGTTCCTAAAAAGGAAACCAAGGGTCCAAAGATTACCTATATCTGGATGCCAGATGCGAAGGGTAACTTGGTTAAGGCTGATGCGTCTGTAGTTAAGAAGTCTTTTGCTAAACTTCCAGGTAGTGCACAGGTTGCTCTTACCCAGTATCTACTTACTATTGCTAATAAGCAACCAACCGATACCGCCCGTCAGGCGCTATGGAATGACATTGTAGATGGTGCTATTGCTTCCTTTAAAGAAGGTAAGAAGCAAAGCCCTTGGGACGTTCTTGATGTTCTAACAAAGAACTCTCCTGCTGTTAATGGCGAAAGCGTAACTTACACAGCCTACGATGATATTACAGCAGCAGCATTGCTGAATCAAATTGCTAAGACTATTGGCTTTGACGTTACTCAACTTACCGCTGCAGATAAGACAGAATTCTTTAATAAGTTAAATACTGAGGCTAAGGCTTCTGGTAAATCAACTACTCGTAAGGCTGCAACTGGTGGCACAGAAACTATTGTTACCCCATCATTGTTTAATGCTAAGGACTTTACAGAGTCTTTCTTGTGGGCAAAGGTTAATTTAGGCGATACAACTAAGTTACCATCTAGTGCAATTACACAGATTGCTTCGATTAAATCTATTCTTAAAGATAATGGAATATCTGATTTAAGCCAGAAGGAAATCAACGCTCTTGGTGTTGCACTTGCTTCAGGTAAGCAAACTCTTGATGCACTTAAGAAAGACCTAGGAGCCAAGGCAGCGGTGCGTTACCCACTATTTGCAAAGAGATTACAAGATACTCCAGGCTTAACAGTCAAAGATATTGTAGAACCTTATATTAAGCAAATGGCTAAGTACTGGGAAATTGACCCTAACACTGTCGATTTAGATAATCCAGACCTTGATAAGTTTGTTCGTCCAGATGGAACAGCAGGAAATGTACAAATGGGTTCACTATCTGACTGGACTGACTACCTAAAGAATCATCCTAACTCAGAAAAAGCAGGTTGGTCTAAAGAACTAGCACGCGATTCTGCAGTAGGAATAGCACGAGCGATGGGATTCGGAGTATAATGAGAGACAAAGATTATGTATTAACTCCATTAACTGTTGTTGACGAGCGAGATAAAATAAAGCAAATGCAGGCTTATGCTGCTCAGGCTGCTAAGACTCCAGATGAGTTAATGATTGATAAATTAAAAACACAGATTGCTAAGTCACAAGCAAGTGTTGCAAGCCTAGAAAACACTGCAACAGAACTTGCTGCCTTAAATCCAAATGTAATGACAAAGTTTAAGGGTGAAACTAACACTCAGTTTTTAGCACGTAAAAACGCAGCAGAAGATTTAGCACGTCAAAATGCTATGGCTGAAAACCCGCTTCTCAACAAAGCAGTAAAGCCAACAGATGCCCCTCCTGGAAAGTATTACGCCTGGATTGGTGGAACTAATACAGGTCAGTGGCAACTTTATAATATCCCAGGATATGGAGTTCCTGCGGTAACACCTACATCAACGTTTGTTCCAGGTGCTGGTGGAAATGTTATTGTTGGTAGCGGTGATGGTTTAGGAACTGGAACACTTACAAAGCCTACTAGCCCAACAGATACTGGTCCTACTTTAGCATCAGATGTATTCAAGCAAACACTTGCAACTTTCTTTGGCGCGGCAGAAATGGCTAAGCCTTGGGCTAACGAACTCTACAAAGTTGTGTCTAAGTTCTACAAGGCTGGAGCCACATCAGAAGAAGCATTTAATATGGCTCTTCTTGAGTCTCGCAATAACCCAGCAATGGCTGACTTTACTAAAAGATTCAAAGGCATCTATGCGCTTCAAGATATGAAGCAAGCAGGCAAGGCAGTTACTGTGCCAACTATTGCTGAATACTTTGCAACAGAATCTAAAATGGGCGATATGCTCAAGGCATCTAACTTAGGCGACTTGGCTAATGAAGATTTTCTTGGAGATGTACTTAGCAAAGGTGTATCTGCTACAGAGTTTGGTAACAGAATCACACAAATCTTTGACCGCATCGATAACGCACCAAGTAATATCAAGAAAACTATTTCAAGATTTTTTCCAACTCTTGACCGCATCCAACTTGCTAAGGCTTTGGCTTTAGGAGATAAGGGTGCTAAGCAACTAGAACAGGAAGTTTCAGGATATGAAGTTCTTTCTGCTGCAGAACTCCAAGGTCTTGGATTGTCTAGAGAATTGCCTGGTGGAATTAGCGTTGAACAAGCATCTAATATTGCTAAAGGTGGTGGCACATATGCCAGCACATTAGGGCAGTTTGGTCAGATTGCTCGTGCGCGTGAGACAGAACAGAAACTTGCAGAAATTTCTGGAGTTAAATCACTTGGAGTTTCTGGTTTAACAAATGCAGTAATTGGCAAGTCTGCTGCAGAACTTAAGGCACTAGAAGATTTAACAATGCAAGAAGAGGCACGTTTTGCAGGCAAGGCTGGGATGAGTCCTAGAGCGCTTGCATCACAGTCTCGTGCTAATCGCATAATCTAAAACAGAATCCTGAGCGGACCGACCAGCCCCGCCAGCGTAAAAGACTGGGAGTAAGAGCCAGACCATTTCCCCGAATGGAACCTGAGGCTTGCGAACTAACTACGAATAGAAGGGTGGCGTTGCTATGAGCAACAACTACTGGGACGACGAAGACGATGACCTAGATACAATCGATGAAGCACCGATGGATGGAAGTGACTTACTTAAAAAGTTACGAAAAGCCAAGCGTGCAGATGAGAAGCGTATTAAGGAACTCACAGAGCAACTTGAGGGATTCTCCAAGACGCAGCGTGAAGCAACTGTCAAGTCAGTACTAGAAAAGAAGGGCGTCAATCTTAAAGCAGCCCGTTTAGTAATGAAGGACTTGGATGACATTAGCGAAGAATCAGTTTCTAACTGGCTCGATGATAATGCAGACTTGTTCGGACTAACGGTTAACGAAGATAGTTCTAAGGTAACACAAGAAGACCGCGCTGCATTACGCAACCAGGACTTGGTTACACAGAACGCTATGACCCCTGACCGAGCAAACGATATTGAATACAGAATGCAACAGGCTACGTCTGAAGAAGACATTCTGTCAATTCTACGCTCACAACAATAATATCCGTTCATAGTCACTTGGAGGTGACCGCATATGCCTAACGCATATACATCCACAGGCTCTACCACTCTTGGTGGTACAGTCGGCGGTGCAGGTCTTGTACAGAAGGCGTATGACCGTCTTCTTGAGTTCGCTCTCCGCGCCGAACCACTAATTCGTTCAGTCGCAGACAAGACTCCAGCACAGCAATCAATCCCAGGTTCAACAGTAGTTCTACAGAAGTACGTTGACCTAAACGCAGTAACAGATACTCTAACAGAGACAGTAGACCCAGATTCAGTCGCGTTGTCAACACCTAACACAGTTACAATTACTCTTAACGAGTACGGTAACTCTGTTCTTGTAACACGCGCTTTGGAACTATTCTCACTTGCAGACGTTGACCCAGCAATTGCTAACGTAATTGCGTTCAACCTTGCAGACTCAATCGACCAGGTTGCGATGACAACACTTAACGGTGGAACAAACGTAATCTACGGCGGTTCAACAGCAACCTCAACAGCAACAATCACTGCTGCTGCAACACTAGACTCAGCAGACATCCGTAAGGCTGTTGCTAAGTTGCGTTCAAACAAGGCTGCATACCGTAAGGGTTCACTATTCTGGACTGGTATCCACCCAGAAGTTTCACACGACCTTCGTGCAGAGACAGGCGCAGCAGGATGGCGCGACCCACACAATTACTCTTCACCAGATAACATCTGGGCTGGAGAAATTGGACAGTACGAAGGCGCATTCTTCGTAGAGTCACCACGTTTGTACAATGCTAAGTCAGGTGCAGACCAGTCAGCATTGGCAACAACAGCAGTAACAGTTGCAGGAACATCAGCAGGATTCACATTCGGCGTTGCTTCATCTTCTGTCATTGCTAACCGCGCTGAGGTTGGCGACAAGATTTCAGGAACTGGCGTAGGAACATCTGCAAAGATTACTGCTATCGCAACATCAGGTTCAACAACAACAATCACTGTTGACGTTGCTAACTCTGCTGCAGTTACAGTATCTACAGTCATCACAGTTACACCAGTAACTCGCGTATTCTCAACAATCGTTGCTGGAAAGCAAGCACTTGCTCAGGCAGTTGCTGAAGAGCCACACGTTGTTATCGGACCAGTCGTTGACAAGTTGATGCGTTTCCGCCCAATGGGTTGGTACGGCGTACTCGGCTTTGCACGCTACCGTGAAGAAGCACTTTACCGCTTGGAAACAGGCTCATCAATCGCTGCTCTCTAGTAGTTAATTGACGGGTGGGCAGAGGGAAACCTCTGCTCATCAGTAAGTTCACTAAGGAGGACTAATGGCTACTTGGCTATTCAAAACACCAACAGTACAAGAAGGTCCTATAGGCGGAGC